GGTAACATTCCAGTAGGTTTTAGACCTCAAAACGAAATTATAATAAGTGAACAAAGGTACCAACTAATCGACAGCACAATAGAGCTTACAAGTGGTAAAACCAAATTAACAGCATTAAACTTTTAGCAATGGCAGACGAGCAAGAAAATATAAAATTACAATTTGATAGCAACGCAAAGACCGTAGCAGGAGATGTCAATAAGTTAGGAGCATCAATTGAAAGCACCACGCAATCCACGAACGAAAACAACCAAGCAGTAGAGCAAGGAGAACAGGCTTATAAGACTTTCAAAACACAACTACGAGAGGCAAATCAGGAATTGCAAAAGTCGATACAGTTGTATGGAGAAACTTCTGAACAGACAATTAAGGCAGCTAAAGAGGTCGCAAACTTAAAGGATCAAATAGGATTTGCTAAAGACTTATCGGACAAGTTCAATCCCGACCAAAAAATGAAAGCCTTAGGCGCAGCAACACAAGTGGCAGGTACAGGGTTGCAAGGCGTTACTGCTGGAATGGCTTTGTTTGGTGGCGAAAGTGAAGACACGCAAAAACAACTATTGAAAGTTCAGGCTGCAATGGCTTTTTCAGATTCGATTAGTAATTTCTCTAATTTGGGAGACCAAATTAAGATATTCAAAACTATTGTAAAAGATACTTTTGCTAAAATAGTAGCAGCTAAAGCAGTAGAAAAGTCCGCAACAGATGCAGGTACAGCCTCGCAAATAAGACAAAATTTAGCTGTATTAGCAAATCCTTATGTTATAGCTGCTGCTGCTCTTACTGCATTGGTAGTTGGTATTTATGCTTGGACAAAAGCCAATAGCGAGGCAGAAAAAAAAGAAAATCAGTTAAAAATAGCTGTACAAAATAACAAAAGAGCTACTGATTCATTAGCTGAAAGTATTGAAAATGCAAAGAAACAAACATCATCATCAAACGATATTGAGGTATTAAGAGCTAGAGCATACGGAGCGACCGATAAAGAAATCCAAAAACTTATAAAAAGCCAAAAGGAGTTGGCTGTAAGTTCTGGATTGTCTCAAACAAAAGAAACTTACAATAATCTTTTAAAAGCAAATCAAGACTATGCTAAGGCATTAAAGACTGGTAATAAAGAGATAATTGACAGTGCAAAAGAAAACCAACAAAGCGCAAAGGATTTGTACAAGTCATCAAATGAATCTTATAACGATGCTATTGTAGACGAAATTAAATTCAACTTAGAAAGTCAAATTGAATTAAATCAAAAATCTAAAGATGCTCAAATAAAATATAATGAAGAGGCGAAAAGTCGTAGACAAAAAAATATTGATGATGCTATTCAAAAAGCTAAAGAAGATGCGGATTCTTTAAAAAAAACAATTGAAGAACAAGCTAAAAATGAAGCGGACTTAAAAAAAAATATAGCAGATGCTATTGATGTAGCACAAGAAAAAAATAATGAATTTAGAATTTCAGCTCAAGAAAAAGAAATACAAGATGTCAATGATAAATATTTCACGTTAATTGAAAACGCAAAAAAGTTTGGATTAGACACCAATGAATTAGAAGAAGCACAACTAAATGAACGCAACGAAATAAATTTAAAGTACCAAGAAATTGACACAGAAAATAAAAGAAAAAAAGCGGAAGAAGATATAGCAACTGATAAAGCGGTTGTTGAAGCTAAAATTGCAAATCAAAATTTATTAGTCTCTCAAGGCGAAAAATTAATCCAAAACATAAAATCTTTAGCTGGTAAAAACAAAGCAATTCAAAAAGCTACTATTATTACGGAAGGTGGCATTTCAGTTGGTAAAGCAATAGCTAATACAAGCGAAGCGGTTACAAAAGATTTGGCAAAAGGCGCACCATTTAGTGCGCCATTAGTAGCGTTGGACTTAGCTGTGGGGGCAACTTCTGTAGCTTCTATTATTCAAGGTACTTCTAAAGCTTTACAAGCGGTGGGGGGTGGAGGTTCTATTTCAGGAACAGCACCTAATATTAGCGGGGGGGGCGGTGGAATATCCACCCCACCATCAGTAGCCTTTAATAACACAGCTGAAAACCAAATAGGGAGGTCTGTAAACAAGGCGCAAGGCGAAAATCCACCCATTAAAGTAGTGGTTGCAGAAAGTGATATTACGAAAGCACAAGAAAATGTGAAAGTTTTAGTAAATAAGAATACTTTTTAATACTTTTACAAAATGAAAAGATTTTTAGTATTTTATTATACAGATTACGAAGCTAAAGGAGGAATTGAAAATGTTGCTACTTCTTCTGATATTTATAAAGATTGCTTGGATTTTTTAAACTTACCAAAAACAAAAGAAGACGAGATGTTTAGACACGAAGTTATTTTTGATTGTGATAAAAGAAAAATAATTTATGAAAAACATCCTATTTAATGTAATTCATATTAAATAATTATTTATATTTGTTCCAAATAAACGTATGAAGATGTACGTTTCTAATATTTTTGAACGTGAAAACCTTTAAAATAGACAAAAACACAGCCTATACTATTAATTTAGTATAGGCTTTTTGTCGTTACATCAAAATGAAAAGATACGAACTACAATATAAAAAAGGAGAAACAGGAGTTTTTAGAATGAGTACTGTTGAATCCCCCGCGATTGGTGCTACCTTAGTAATGTTTGATGACGAAAGCAAATTGTTAGAGTTTGCGGATGACGAAAAACAAATCATATACTCAGTTGCAATGCGACCAAACATAAACATTGCAAGAAAAAATATCAACGGCGAACCAGCTATGGTATTTTACACCGAAGATACAGTTTCAGATTTACAACAAAATTTCTTTAAAAACAATAGCCACAACGGGGCAACCATTAACCACGATAAAAATATTCGCAATGATATTTACGCTTTTGAAAGTTGGATTGTTGCAGACCCTGAAAAAGACAAAGCTACTCTTTTAGGTATGCAAGTTGAAAAAGGCGATTGGGTGCTTGGTCAAAAAGTAGACAATCCAGAAGTTTGGCAGGATGTGAAGTCGGGAAAATTACAAGGCTTTTCAATCGAGGCTTATTTAGAACCAGTATTAACTAAAACAAATATAGATATGACATTAGAAGAAGTAGACGCTAGAATAAAATTAGCGTTTGAAACGGAAGAAGAAAAAGCGTTGAAACTCAAAGAAGAGGAAGATGCGAAAAAGAAATTAGAGATGGAAGAAACTCCATCTGATGACAATGCACCCTCAACAGAGGAATTGCAAAAAAGAGTTTCAGAGTTAGAAACTGAAAACAATGATCTAAAAGCAAAAATAGCTGAGTATGAAACTAAAGAGGTTGCGATGTCAACAGAATTAGATACCGCTAAAACTGCAATCGTAGAAATGAAAAGCGAAATAGAAAAGGGGTTGAAACCAGCGACAAGCATAACAAAATCTTACGAAGAAATGAGTAACGTTGAGAAAACAAAATTCAATAGAGGTAAATTATAAATCAATAAAAAAAAATAAAAAATGGCATTAACTTATACAGGAACAAAGACAGAAAAAGGCGAGTACGCAGAAATCGTACAGGAAATTTACGCAGATTCCCCAACCTTTAGAGGGGAAACAATCGAATTAGTTGAGGGACATAAATCAGGGATGGAAATCTACGAAAGCTCGGCAGAAATAACTTTTTCAGATGCAAATTACGGACAGGTAGTAACCGACAACGTAGCTTTGAAAACTCAAAAATCAATCGTAAATCTTAAAACATTTAATGTTGAAGGTATCATTGATGAAACTTCATTGTTAGGCACAAGATTTGAACGCTCAATGAAAGCAGGTGCTTTCGAGGTTGTTTCAGATGAATTTGACCAAAAGCTGTTAATTCAAGTACAACCAGCTGTAGGGGCTAAATTAGAAGCGTGGGTTTGGAATGGAGCAACAACTGCTACTAAGGCAGCTATTGCAGCATTAACACCTGGCGCAGGTCAAGGAAGTATTACAGCAGCGGCTCAAACAAAAGTTGCAGCAATGCCAACGACTTTGTTTGATTCCGTTACCGCAACAATGATTTACAATGATTCACAATCGAAAACTGTACCGGGTGCAGGTTTAGGGGATTACTTGAAAGTAACCGGAACGACTGTAACAACTGCTAACATCGTGGCTGAGTACGTTAAGATTTATAATGCCATTCCAAATGATATATTGGTAATGACGGGAGATCAAGCGCCAGTTATCTTTGCTCCAAAAGGAGATTATAAATTAATTAAATCAGTTAACAGAGTTCAAGGGGTTGCACAACAAGAAAATTTTGTGGGTAACTCATTCAATGATATGAATTTTAACGATGTTAAAATTATTTTCGTTGACTTAGTAGATTTCAGAATTTGCGGTCAAAAAAATAACTTTAAATTAGTTATGGATTTACTTTCTGATTCAAGCCAATTAATTATCGAAAAAGAAGCAAACGCTTCAACTCGTAGAATATTGAAATTAATCAATACTATGAATACTTGGGTTGTGAAACAAAAATGGAACGTTCTTTATAACGGATAGAAATTATGAGTTTAACTAAAAGCAGAATCATAAGTCGTCAAGCCCCTATGAAAGGGGTTAAGGCGATTGGTATCGCTCCTTATTTAGCAAGTGCTCCAGTAGTGAACACAGTAACAGGTGTGATAGCCTTACCGTCTCACATTTCAACTGGAACAACAATTGCTAGATTTGAGGTAAAAGCAACGGGTAACAACGTTATTGAAACAGGCACATTTGACGAGGCAACTCGTACAAATGAGTTTGTAGGTGTAAACACTTTCTTTATACCAGGCAATGATGTAGAATTAAGAAATGAACTTCAGGGGAATAACGGTATTTTAAAGACCGTGTTCATTGAAGATTATAATGGTAAAATTTACTGTTTAGGTGCTAAAAATGGTTGTGATATTATGACAATCGTTGGCGGTTCAGACACGCAAGGGTTTACTGTTACTATAAATTCAAAAGAAACAGAGTTGATGTACTTTTTAGCTGCAGCGGGAGTAACAGCTTACAACGGTTCATTATTAGCAGTTTAATTTTTTGGGTAGTTTTAATTGTTTAAAACCCTCTATTATTTAGGGGGTTTTTTTAAAAGTAATTTTATGAATATTTTAAAAATAAATAGCGTTCCAAGTTTTGAAGTAATTTTTAGGGCTGAATTAGAAGACACTATTTATAAAATTATTTTAAAAAACGAATTAAAAAACACAACTCAAGAAATAATTTGCGCATTTGATTTATTACCAAACGAAAATTTTAACGTAGTTTTAAACACATTCCCAGTTGGGGTTTCTGGTACGAAATTTTCTTATAAAATTGTTGACAGTGAAAGCGATGACATTGTTTGTTTTGGTAAATTAATGATAGTAGCGCAAAATGAAAATGTACAGGATTATTCCAAAAAAACAAGTACTAAATTTTACAAATGACAACAGAGCATTTTGAATTTTCGGCTTACGAAACAGGAATCACAAAACCAAGTCTCGGCACGAAATACACCCTTAACGGCAACAATAATGAAAACTTCAAAAGATACCAAGACGCTTTTGACGACAGCCCTACCAATGCCTTTATAATTAAAACAATTGTTAATTATATCATTGGCGATGGTATTAAAGATAAAAGCGGTACAGTTGACCCATACGCTTATATTTCCAAGCAAGATTTAAGATTGATTTGTTTTGATTTTAAAACATTCGGTCAAGCATTTCCCCAAATAATAAACTACCAAAAAAAACCTATAAAAATAAAACATACTCCAGTTCTTAGAGTAGGTTTGAATATTGATACCGACCCTAAAAGCAATGACTATATGGAAGTCAACGGATATTGGTATTGTTGGGATTATTTACAAAAATATAAATTTACTCCTAAAGAAGTAGC